AGCCCACCATCCTTGGCCGTTTGTTTCAGCAGAATAGGGGCAATCTTTGCACAATGCCCATCGCTGATTCAATTACACGTGCTGATGCTGTGGGATTGTCTGCGTGGCTGCTGCAAGTATGCGGCCTCACAGCCATGTGGTCGCGGAAAATGCAGTACTTTGATGCTGACTTGGGCGCCACTGCCACGAGTGAGTTTGCTGTGTTTCGGCATAGTGTTGCTACTCCTAGTTGTGTCTATGGCTTGCCTAGAATTGTTTCGCTGCGCCATTGGTGGTATATTGATGGGCTTGCTGCACAGTGGTCCGCTGGTAACGTGTTGGATGGTACCATATGTGCCCAACGCAACATTTTTAGTTCGAATGGCCAGTTTGAATCACTGTACACTACACTAGGTGCCGTGGTCATGTGGCCAAGGAGCCCCACGGCAGTGCTTGCTCCTCGGCTTGATGCTGCTGCGCAGGTGTCAAGTTACGCTGGTGTTTACTGCAACGGCAATGCGGGCCTTGCATTCAACAGGTGCATGCCGGATTTTTCACCTGCGGTTCCTACTGCTGCCGAAGTCTTGGTTGGTAATGACGTTGATTGTAGGCGGTTGTTGGCTTGCTTGCCTGGTAGGTACCTGCAACTCAAGGTGCTCCCAACCCGTGGTCTTGCGGGCCTCGCCGGAGGCACCCCTCCCACCAGTGGGTTCGACATAATGGCGCAGAATTGGCGTGGATTTGGTTCACTTGGTGCGAAGATGGCGTTATTGGGCTTAGTGTCTGTGGGGCAGGATAGTTCCACTGGTTCTGTGGCAACAACTGCAGCCAGCACCGCCGCCTCATCTGACATCGGGGGGGCACCGGCCACCATCGACTCTGGTTCTGGTGCCACGGTTGTTAGTGCTCTAACTGGGGGTACTACGGGTAGTTCTGCATGAGGTGGCCAGGCTGGTGTCCAATTAGATTTTTCTTGTGCTTCCCGCCGCTGCATGGGCTGGCGCTATGATGCTTTTGGTGTGCTGCGGCCCCTTGATAATTGGTTTGTGTCTGTCACTGGTCCTCGGCTGTGTGAGAATGAGTATGTGTATTTGTGGCAGCTATATAGAAATGGG